ATAAAAACTAATTCATCATCACCAGTATTTGTGATTGTATGCTTTGCTTCTACTGGAATGCGAATAACTTCTCCAGTATTCAAATTTAGAATAGCACCATCAATTTTTACCTCACCCGTACCTTTGATAACTACCCATATCTCACTTCTTTTGAAGTGATATTGATAACTAGGAGATTCTCCAGGATTAATAACAATTTTTTTTACTTTTGTATATTCCTCTTCAAGAATATTTTTATAAGTCCCCCAAGGACGAGATACAGTTTTAGACATTTTCTTTATACCACTGATAAGTTAATTCAATACCTTTACGGAGACCAATTTTTGGTTCCCATCCAAGTGCTTTGATTCGATCTACATTCATTACTTTACGAGGAGTGCCATTAGGCTTAGTGATATCCCAATTAATATCACGGTTATAACCAATAACATCAGCAATTGTTTCCGCCAATTGCTTAATTGTCACATCCTCACCAGTCCCAACATTAATGTGCCCCGATTCATTATAGTTCTGCATACAAGTATAACATGCTTCTGCAAGATCATCAACGTGCAAAAACTCTCTCATAGCAGAACCATCACCCCAAAGTTTAACCTCCCAATGCTCACTATGATTTGTAACAGCATCATGAAACTTAGCAATCATTGCAGGAAGGACATGTGACGTTTCAAAATCAAAGTTATCATTTGGACCATAGAGATTGGTAGGCATCAGAGAGATGGCATTAAAACCGTACTGCTGGCGGTAGGCCTGACACATCATAATACCAGTGATCTTAGCAATCGCATAGGCATCATTTGTCGGTTCCAGAGCACCAGTCATTAACTGATCTTCTGTAATTGGTTGAGTTGCAAACTTAGGATAGATGCAGGATGAACCAAGAAACAACAGTTTCTTTACTCCCCAACGATAAGCAGAGTCAATAATATTTGTTTGAATACGGAGATTTTGAGTCAAAAAATCTGCCTTATATGTATTGTTTGCCATAATACCACCAACCTTAGCGGCGGCAACAAAAACATAATCAGGTCTTGCAGATTCAATATACTCATCGGTTATCTGTTCATCTGTAAAATCTACAGATCGACGAGTACCTTTAATAATGTTGGTATATCCTTTTTTTTCAAGGTTTCTTACGATTGCAGATCCAACCATCCCGTTAGCACCCGCAACTAATACTCTAGAATCACTGTCCATTAATACACATGTCCTCAACTAATTGTTTAAAAGAAATCTTAGGTTCCCAACCCAATTCTTTCTTTGCTTTAGAAGCATCACCTAACAAAGTTTCAACTTCAGCAGGTCGAAAATATTTAGCGTTGACCTTGATGACTGTCTTTCCAGTATACTTATCAATTCCCCTTTCTTCAATACCTTCACCTTCCCAAACAATGTTCATACCAAAATAAGGTGCCGCTTCTTCTACAAATTGACGAACAGAATATTGTTCACCAGTAGCAACTACATAGTCCTCAGCTTTATCTTGTTGAAGCATTAACCACATTGCCTCTACAAAATCTTTGGCATGTCCCCAATCACGTTTTGCATTTAGGTTACCAAGTACAAGAACATCTTGCAAACCAGTTGAAATATGAGCAAGACCACGAACAATCTTTCTAGTTACAAAAGTCTCACCACGACGAGGAGATTCATGATTAAAAAGAATACCAGTACAAGCATACATTCCATATGCTTCACGATAGTTTTTTGTAATCCAATACCCATAAAGTTTTGCCACACCGTAAGGAGAGCGAGGATAGAATGGAGTGGTCTCTTTCTGTGGGATTTCTTGAACTAATCCATAGAGTTCACTGGTAGATGCTTGATAAATGCGGACTTGATTTTCCATACCCAAGAGACGCACGGCTTCAAGAATACGAAGAGTTCCCACAGCATCGACATCAGCAGTGTATTCAGGCATCTCAAAGGATACTTTGACATGACTCTGAGCACCAAGATTATAAATTTCATCAGGTTGAACTTTTTGAATAACTCTAACTATATTAGTCGAATCTGTTAAATCTCCGTAATGTAACTTAACATTTTGATACAAATGATCAATTCTTTGAGTGTTGATTTGAGAAGCACGGCGAATAATACCATGAACTTCATAACCCCTTTCAAGTAAAAGTTCAGCAAGATATGAACCATCTTGACCAGTAATTCCAGTAATTAAAGCTCTTTTCATAGTAATTTGTTAACAAATTGTTGGACAATCTCGATCTCTTTTTGTAATCCATTATCCATGCCAATATTAAATTTTGGATTAAATCCAAAAACAGTATTATACATTGGATGCATACAGAATCCGTTCTCAATATAAAAACACTTTTTCTTTTCTTGATTTTTATACTCGTTTAATGGAACTTCATCAAATCCATCGTTTGGCATCATAAGAATTTTTTTCCAATCCTTAGTTTTAAATGCAAAAATATTATTTGTAAAATAAGGACGATCAAATTCTTCCAATGAATACTCATGCTTAGCAAAAAATCTATCTGTAGTTTGATAGATGTAATCACTGATTAAAAGTTGAGATTCTACTGAAATACGAATTGGATGAATTCCTCTGTAATAATGATTGATTTTCCAGACAGAATTATAATATTCTTGAGGATTCCATTCCTTAGATTCAATAGTGTGCTTATTTAAAGAAGTATAATCCACACCCCAAAGATCATTTGGCATTAATCTATTAAGAAAATAATTATATATTTTATTCTTAATATCTTCATCAAGAATGTAAGATTCAATAAATTCATCCACCAAAGGAATATTTGTGGAAACTAATGGAGAGATTAATAAATTTTCTTCAGACTCAAGAATATCAATATTTTCAATTAAATAATCCCAAACATGATTGCTCATAAAACAATCTTCGTCAAGTTTGACGCAGTATGGATTATTATCTTCACTTGCCATGTTTACTTTGTGAAGATAATTTCCATTGTAAGGAAAAATAATTACTCTAGTCTTGATTTCTGGATCAACATATTGCATCCAATCTGCATCATTGGTGGCAAATATGTTTAATTGTATTTTTTTCTTATTTTCAGATTTAATCTTATTTAAATAATGAAAAGTTAATTTTGTATACTCAATTGGTCGAGTATGAGGAAGATAATAAATGCTAATCATGAATGTTTAATGTACCACTCAACAGTTTTTTCTAACCCCTTATCTATATGATAACTGGGATGCCATCCTAATTCCGATTTGATTTTGGAAATGTCTGTGGCATAACGTCGGTCATGCCCTGGCCTATCTTTTACATATTCTATCATACTTTCATTCTTTCCCATCAAACCGATTATTTTTTTAACAAGATCAATATTTTTAACCTCACATTCCCCACCAATATTATATTTTTCTCCAACCTTTCCTTTTTGGAAAATGGTATATAAAGCATCACAGTGATCTTTCACATATAACCAATCTCTAATTTGTTGACCATCACCATAGACAGGAATCTTTTGATTTCTTAAAAGACTTCTAATAACTGTTGGAATGAATTTTTCTGGATGTTGATGTGGTCCATAATTATTTGAACAGTTAGTAATAATTGTTGGTAAACCATAAGTGTTATGGTATGCCATTACAAAATGATCACTTGCGGCTTTTGATGCTGAATATGGATTTCTTGGTGAATAATTTGTATCTTCTTTAAATTTACCTTCTTCTATAGATCCATAAACCTCATCAGTAGAAACATGAATAAACTTCTCTACACCATACTGCAAAGATAAATTTAAAAGATTTACTGTTCCTCTAATATTGGTTTCAATAAACTCAGAACAATCTTTAATAGAATTATCTACATGTGTTTCCGCAGCAAAATTAAAAACTGTCTTAACATCATGATTTTTAAAAACATATTCACACTTATTGATATCAGAAATATACAATTTTATATCTAAGTCTTGAATATATCCAAAGTCACCAGCATAAGTAATTTTATCCACACAAATAATTTCTTCATTTGTTCTTTTTTTAAGAAAGTGTAAAAAATTACTTCCAATAAATCCTGCGCCACCAGTAACTAATATAGACATAATTAATCATTTCTAAGTGAATATTTTTCTAAAAGTTTGGGAGAATATTGTTTAATATCTTCAATACCATTTTCTTCTCTTTTCTTTTTCTCAAGTTCATAAACTCTATTCCTAAGTTCTGTAGTTGAATATTGATGTCTCCTCAAATGATAATGAATTTCAATATCATTATCAATACAATATTGCTTCCCAGTAAAATCAATATCCTTATATTCTTCGCTTAAGAACCTAACATGAAAGGTTTGAGTTTTAATTAGGTTTAAAAGATCTGCCTCTGTATCATAAACAAGAATTTCATCCACATATTTACATCCCTGTAATTGGGCATATCTTTCATAAATGGATTGTACTGGTTTATTTTTTAAACCAGGTCTATCAATTGTGGGATCAACCTGAAGTGCTACTTTTAAGTAGTCACACATGTCTTTTTCCATTTTAAGCATTGTGACATGCCCAGCATGAAAAAGATCAAAACAACTACAATTAAATCCGATTTTCATAAAATTATAAAGTTACACCAATTTGTTGGAGATATTCGATTGCTCCTTGAAGTTTTAGAAGAATTTCTTTTCTTTGAATAATATCATTATTCAATCCTTCAATTTGTTGAATAATATCCTTTTGTTTTTCAATTAACTCTTGCAAATGCTGTTGTTGTTCAGTCATATTTGTATGTTACTCTATAATATCTATTATACTAAAAAAGGTGGGTTTATGCAACCCACCTTTGGTAACTCAGGCTCGCCACTTGCCCTTTGACTGGAGGCAAGAAACCAGGCGGGGTTACCCCATCCGCACCACCAATCCTTTAAAGAGAGATTGGAAACTCTAAAGAGGGTCAACTTGACTCCACCACTTGGTTTTAAGAAACCAAGAAAAGTTGGGTTAACTTTGATATTTCGGTGATACCAAAGAATACACATAAGAAGAGTACATCCCAAAGTTTGAGTTTAATTGCAAATGGTACTGTAAGAAAACCTCCAATACACTTTAACAATAAACCGTTTTTAAAATCTCCCCATAACATGATTTGATAACCAATTATAAGGAAAAGGTTCCCAAGATATCTCAGGACACTTATTTTAGACATAAGGGGTTTGCTCCCGACCAGTGCTGTTATAGACCATCCGTGTCTTCATCATCCTTTACATAACAGGGAACGCGATCTGGATCTAACCATTTCGCATATTCAATATCCTCCATTGCAGTAGAGCATTGTAACACATTATCAAAAAGATAAATGTCATTCCAACGTTTGGTATAATAATTTTGTTTTTGTAAACGATAATCGGGTTTACCGTTTATTTCAAGGATACCTGCTTCAATAAAGCGGTATCCTTCACGTTCCAAAAGAATTATTGTCATGCAACTTCTGCTGTCTCTAGATCCTCGATTAGACAGTCAATGAGAATATCATAGTCATCTACTGGATCGCCAGAAAACACTACACCTTCATTTTGGTAGTAGCGATAAAGTTTTTTGCAAAGTTTAGGATTTTTAACATCCAAATAGAATTCGCCTGCGGCGGCAGATTTAAGAGTGCTGATGTCTTTCTTGAATTTTTGGATCAGAGACATTGTTTTGTTTGTTGACCTAGTTATTATAAGTGGTTTAGACTTGTGTGTCAAGTGTGCCAGTGAAGAAACTGGCAAGTCGGGGTGGAGAGGATCGAACTCCCGTCTTCATCTTCCCAAAAGATGCCGTCTACCGCTGACTTACACCCCGTTTCTAATTTCATAATGAACTATTCTATGGCAGTTAGCACATAGAACATCACATTTTGATATTTCATCATTCATTTTTTGTTTACTATATCCACGATCTGCCATATTGGCAATGGTAAATTCTTTTTCAAGAGGATTTCTATGATGAAATTCCAAGACACGATAATCATTATTTTCACATCTAGAACACTTAAGTGTTTTTTTCCACTCTATGTATTCTTCTTTGATGCGTTGTTTTCTTGGTTTTTTAGATATTGAATAGCAAGGAACACATAGGTGTCTCTTGTATTGAACTCCCTCAATTATACCAGCATTTGCAAAATTGTCAAGGGACTTTTCACATCCACAAGATTTACAAACTCTGGTTTCCATATTTGGGACTAATAAAATAACTCCCAAATATTTATACTACTTCTTATGCCCCTTGTCAAACGGAGCCCAGTGTTGCCAGTTGTATTTATGAATTGCCCAGATACCCATAATAGGCAACACAATCAAAATATATCCAAGAAACCCAAGGGTATAAGGATTTTCTAGAACCCATCGTGAAAAGTGTCCCATTAATATCCTCTCCAATTTTTATACTCATAATAAAAATATTGGTCTACTTCATTAAGTCCATTTAAAGGTGCATTTACATCCCAAGTAGACCACTCTAGGCAAAATTGCCTCATCTGTGAATCAATTTTTTTAAATCCGTGTATTCTAGAAAAAGAAGATAAGGCAAAATGGTATCTTTTTTTAATTTGCGGATCCATTGACACTATCCCAATCTTTTTGAAATTGTTCTAGTCCCTTTTCAGTTAAAACGCTCTTATACATTCCCCAGAAAACTACAGGAGGAATTGTAACAACATCTGTGCCAACAATTGCACATTGTTCTACTTGACGAACATCACGAAGTGATGCCGATAAAATTTCTGTATTAAAATTGTCATAATCTTGATCATAGACCTTTCTAATATTTTTAATTAGTTCAATTCCATCAATCGATTGGTCAAACCAGCGACCAACAAATGGAGAAACATACTTAGCATTTGCTTTTGCTGCAAGAATAGCCTGTGAAACTGTAAAAACCAATGTTACATTTACATCAAAATCTCTACGAGTTAATTCTTTACATGCTTTTAGTCCCTCAACTGTACATGGAACTTTAATTGTTACATTTTCATAATCAATGAAATCCATTGCTTGAGAAACCATTTCATCAGCAAAATCTGCAACAACTTCTGCAGAAATTGACACTAAATCTGGAAAAGAAGTTGAGATTTCTTTTATAACTTCTATGGGATCTCGGCCGCTTTTTTTAATTAAACTTGGATTGGTTGTTACACCATCAAGTAATCCTGTATCATATGCTGATTTAATTTGTTCTACTTCTGCGGTATCTAAAAATATTTTCATTGTTTTTCTCCTATATTTTATACTTAAATAATTCTTCCTGGATTATATTCAATTCCAATTAATACTTCATCTAAAAGTTTTCCATATTCTTTAAATTGCTCATCACCTGCAATAAAACTTCTCTGTCTTCTCCAAATTGCTTCAGCAAGCATTCTTCTTTCTTGTTCAGTAAATTGTTCGATTCTATTCATTTGATATTTCCTTTATTGTGGATATGCATGAGTAAGTCCCCACTGGATAAACAATCCTATAGATGTAAAAAGTAAAATTGAAGATATAATTGTTTTAATCATTATCTTTATCATCATATGTAGATGGTTTTATTCTCCTTGTCATCAAACCATCTCCATTGCTCTTGAGAGTTCAATGTAGTGGTTGATTTCATCAACTGCAATTTCACCTATTCTAGTGTCTTCTGGATGATCCCAGAAATAGTCCAAATAAGTTTCTGTGGCGTGATACTCAATACCTGCGTTCAAGTGATAAGCAGAGACAGGAGCAATAAAATAATAACCCACCAGAATCCAATAATAGATGAGAACCAAGTGATAAGCAATAAAGCGGTCATACCAACGGTCGGAACCACCACGCCTTTCCATTTCGATGAGATGTTCGGTTTCATTGAGTGTCTGTGCGAAGTGTTCTTTCATTAAGTAGTAGTGTGATAGATCTCTAAGACCTAGAGATTCTTTAAGATGTAACACACTGACGAAAGCAAAATATGGTGCTCTGGCGATTGTTTCAAGAACCCAGAATCTTTGTATGGGTAGGTCACGATACAGAAAGTCAATGATTGATATCGTGACTAATAAGATTGTATCATTGAATTTTTTCATTGCGGATATGCGTTATTAAGTCCCCAATAAATGAATAAACCAATAGAACCAAAAAGTAAAAATGAAGAAATAAAAAGGTTACTCATCGTCTTCGTCCTCGTAAGTTGAAGGTTCTTCAAAGAGTTCATCTATTTTTTGTTGTAAAACTCTCTGTTGAAGTTCTTGTAAATCTTCATCTGTGAATCTTACCACTAGTAATGGATCTCCCGCTTTAACATTGTTCATTTCTGGATGTTTAATTTTTGGATTTTTTGAATACCCATGATGAGCATTCATTATCATCCAACCTTGCATAAACATCGATACAGCAATTCCAACAAGAACAAACCAAGGAATCAAAAAAATTAGTTCAGAGTGATTTTGAGCCATGGAAGTAGTGGCGGAATAACACCAACTAATCGGAGGAGTCCTTCAGCAAATAAAGCAAGAACCACCCAACCGACGCACATACTAATGATAGAAGCATTACGGTTGTGTCTTCGTATAGCAGCATCAATCATCTCCTGAACTTCAGAACGACTAACAAATTCATCTTGTGGTTCCATCACTTCTCATCTCCAAGAAACTTTGCCAAAGGATCTCTTCTGGTTTTAACAATTTCACATGCTCTTTTATAAAACATATTGTCCGTATTACCAGAAGATTCAAATGTTGATTTGATCTTCACCCAATTTTCATAGGTGTGTTCGTCCATGTTGTTTTAGTCTGACATAACTATATACTATTTCTTACACTTCAAATGTCAAGGTATTGTGTTGATACAAATACATACATTAAAAAATTTTAAATTTTTGCAGTATTTGCAACAAAATTGTAATAAACGGAAGGTGGGAGAGTCGAACTCCCAAGGGCTTTAACACCTCAACTGTTTTCAAGACAGGTTCCGTCGCCAATCGGATTGACCTTCCAATAAAAGTCCTCAGCGGACTTCAAAATCTAGACGCTTAACTTTTCGTTGGCGTCTTGCTTCTTGCCAGGCAATATCTTCAGTAGTTAAAACAGAAGATTTTGATTTTGTATGTACAGAGTTTACCACAATAACATCAGATAAGTCAAGTGCTGATATTTTTTCCCCGCAAACTGTAGTCATATTAGGGCATCCACAACACTTAGTATGACTAGGATGACTTACTAATTCTTTATTGCAATTTTTACAACGTATTACTAACATTTTATTAATTCCAATTAAATTATTTTATTCTTCAAAAAAGGATCTAAGCATCCAAACAAATTTACCGTGATTTTCAATAAACTCCTGAACAATATTTGCCGTAGCATATTGTTTTTGATTATCTGCTTCTTCAGAAACAATTGAAAGCATTTCAATAAGTCTCTGATTATCTTGCATTAATTGATTAACCATTTCCATGCTTGCAATTCCGCTATCAGCCTCAGAAATAGATGAAACTTCAATCAGTCTAGAAAGAGCACTAACAGGTTTCATTCCCAAGTATCTCATATGTTCAGTGAGTTTGTCAATCTCCTCGAACATAGTTTCATATTGCTCACCAAAAAGTGTATGTAGTTGATGGAAATTTGGTCCAACTACATCCCAATGATAAATCCATGTTTTTTGGAATAGAACAAAAAGTGATGCCTGAGCATCACTCAATAGTTTAAAAAGTACTTCCATTATACCACTTTTTGAACTATTTATAAGTGGGCAATATCGGATTCGAACCAATGACCAACTGCGTGTAAAGCAGCTGCGCTACCGCTGCGCTAATCGCCCAATAATTTTATTTTAAGATAAAAGGGAGATTTTGTCAACCCCCCCCCATATAAAACCACCCACAAAGGGGTGGTTCCACTCAACCTATGAGTAGTTATCAGAACCTAAACTGAGTTTGGATCACACCACCATAGTTGTCCGACGCATTCTTGAGTCCTTGGTTGTTGGACACATAGAAAATGGAAGGAGTGATGCTGATGTTATCGCTAACTTTGTAACGATAGAAGGTTTCCCACATAATAGCTTTCTGACTATCAGCAAGAGAAGCAGCATTACCAGGAGCACCGATGGCGAAACCAGCAGCATTACCCTTAACAAACACATCGCTCCACTGAAGACCAGCAAACCAAGTCTGGGAGTTGGTAGCACCAGTAGGAGTGGTACGACCAGCAGCATTCAGGCTAACATCGTTCCAACCATAAGCACCAGAGATGGAAGGAATGATACCAGAGGTCTTAGGTTGCCAATATGCGTTAATAGCATAGCTGTTGGAAGTTTGACCAGAAGCAAGAGCACCTGAACCACCGTTAATGGCGTTGAAGGTACGAACCCGGGTTCCTTCAGTACCATAACGATAACCAAAAGCAATACCATATTGAGGAGCACGGTAACCAATCTGAGCAAGAGTGTTCAGAGCACCAGTCTCATCAAACTGACCCTTGGAAGAGTTGTCACCGTTCTGAGCAACATAGTTCAGACCAGCAACGATACCACCTTTCTTTCCAGGTTGAACATACTGGATACCAAAACCAGATCCAGTTGCCTTGTTGTAAACACCAGGAGCACCAGCAACTTGGAAGAAGTCCAGAATATCAGACTTGTAAGCACTAGGAGTCCATGCCATCTCAGTGTTACGAACCAAAGCACCAGCAGTCAGAGTCACACCCTTAGCAAGTGCGGGGAAACTGTAGTACAAACGGTCAAGAGTAACTTGGTTCGCATAGGTTTCTGCCTTGTCCAGTTTGAACAGAGAGGAAGAAGAACCGAAGGGTTGCGAAGAGAAGTTGCCAGAACGTAGACGGGTCTTCAACAGATCCTTACCAGTAAAGGAGGTATCAAAATTCAGACGAACATCATAGTTAAATGCAGTATTACCAACATTGGTTCCGTTAGCAAGTTGAGCACCACTCACACCACCAAGAATGAAGGTTGCTTCACCACGAAGTTTAGTAGTAGTAGAGAACTGAGTTGCTTGAAGTTGACCAACTTGAGTTTCCAGTTTGGCAACACGACCACGAATGACTTGAAGTTCTTTAGCGAACTCATTCGCAAGACGATTGAGTTCATCGGTAACTTCAGTCACACGATCGAGGCAAGCATTCAGAAGTGCTGCTGCTTCAAAACGGGTCATGGATTGACCACCAAGAAAAGTACCATTAGGGTAACCAGCAACGCAACCATAACGATCAACAAGATTATTGAGTGCCTGGTAAGCCCAATCAGTAGGACGAACATCAGACAGTTGTGTAATGCTAGAAACCTGTTCGGACGTGGAATATTGATTGACTGCTGCCATATTAAGATCTGCCGCATTCGCAGCAGCAGGAGCAATCATTCCGAGAGCAACAGGTGCAAGCATCAGTTGTTTGATTTTCATAAAAAATTTTTTGTATGTACTAAACGACAAATGAGATTTTTAGATAAAACCTCAGTATTTAGAGAATCTTAAGCAAACCTTAAGATCGATGAGTATACTAATATACTTTCAAAGGTTTGTCAACTAAGGTTTGGTTAAGAAGCGGAAGACGAGATTCGAACTCGCAACAACCTGCTTGGAAGGCAGGGACTCTACCGTTGAGTTACTTCCGCAAGGGTGGGAGATTTCTCCCCCAACGTACTTCCTTCACACGGACCAGACTATTATAAAGTATTTTTCAGTCCTCGTCAAGTAGTTTTTCAATAACATCGAAATTTAAAACACACCTCTTTGTTTCTTTAGGAACTCCAGCTGCATGGTATAACCACCCATCAAAAACAACTACTCTTCCTTTTTTTGGTGTCACTTTTTCTAAAATTTCAAAATTATTTTCTCTAGGATGCCATCTTGGTCTAGAAGGATTATGTCTTTCAGAAGAAATTACAGTATCTCCATCAGAATCATTTAAGTAATAAAGAAAAACAACATGTTCCGTATCTGCAATATCCACATGAAATAAATCACTCCTATGAGGAGTAACTGATGGAATTTGCAAAAAACTCCTTGCAAAAAGAACATTAGAAACATCTATTTCTGATTTTTCAGAAATTTCATACAGTAAAGGTAAAACATAGTTTAAATATTCACTTCTTTGGTAAGGATCTATTAAGCTGTGGGTAAATCCAACTTCACCTTCACCTTCATCAACAAGATTATTATTAAATATCCAAGGTATATTTAAACCAAAAAAAGTTTCTTCTAAATGATCTTGATATTTTTTGGATATTACGTTGTCTATTACTTTAATCATAAGAGTATAAAAAAACTTAAGAGCCCCCGACAAGATTTGAACTTGCGACCAGCGGTTTACAAAACCGCTGCTCTACCACTGAGCTACAGGGGCAGGCTCCCCCACCTGGACTCGAACCAGGAACCGAGCGATTAACAGTCGCGCACTCTGCCAATTGAGCTATAGGGGAATATAATCTGGTGATATATTATCACCATGGAATCTAGGGGGTTCGAACCCCTGACCTCCTGCGTGCAAAGCAGGCGCTCTACCAACTGAGCTAAGACCCCCAGTATAAAATATGGAAATTGATAAATTTCCAACGACTCAGGCTGGACTCGAACCAGCGACCGACTGCTTAGAAGGCAGTTGCTCTATCCAACTGAGCTACTGAGTCATATGAAAATCATACCAGTTAAGGATTTGATTGTCAAGATGCCTAGGAAGGGTAACCCTCTACCAACGGAGGACCCCAGAACTAGGCAATGGGCAGGGAGGGATTCGAACCCCCGAAGGCGGAGCCGGCGGATTTACAGTCCGCTTCCATTAACCACTCGGACACCTACCCCTAATGGACACTGACCTGATGGTTACTCTTTCTGCAGAGGGAGGCGTCAGTTGTTTATATCCTAGCAAGCACCTTGCTGGAGTCCATGTAGTAATAATATTATTGTTTGGGGCAGTCGTCAACCCAAGGAGCACAAATTCTCATTTCACCGCCAAGAACTGATTGGGCATAAGACCCGTCTGGTGGTTTCTCTGAGTATCGTGGTGAAGGTATTTTAACCTTTCCATCGTCTCCTGTCAAGCGTTCATATTCTGCTATTGCTGCATCCACGTCTCGCTTGATTCTTCTATTCAATTTTTCAGGATCTTTAAGTACAAACTCATTAAGGATAGTTTGCGGGAAATATTTTCTTTGAATTTCATCAAGTAAATCCCAAAGATTATTTTCATGAATTCCAGTACATTGTGAGAGTGCTGCAATAATAGAAGATAATATGATACCTATTATAGCATATTGTTTTATATCTGGTTTCTTTTTGCCAAAATTAAACATAAAAATGCAGCACTCGCCGTTATTTAGTCAGGAAGAGGATTAGTATATTTTTCCTTTCCTTTTGGAATCTCAGTTTCTTTTTGTTTCATTTTTGATGGAACAACTTTAGCATAAACAGTTTGTTTACCAAACTCTTTAGATGTTAATCCTGGTTTTCCACTCACATCCGCTGCAGTTTGTCTAGAAAGATCAAAACTTGTAGATTTATTATATTGCCCCTGTTTACCAAAATTTCCAGTATCAAAAACTTTTGTAGTTGCAACAGGAGCTTTAGTTCCCGGTGCTTTTGTCATTTGAAGTTGAGTTCCAAAAGGAATTGATGGTTTATTACTTGTTGCAGACTTATAAGGGACAGCAACACCCTTTGAAGCGTCGTGCCATCTTTCCCCACTTGCAGTATGAGTTCCTTTTGTATCAACTGTACTGTAAGAACTTACCTTAACAGGTTTCCACCCATAACGTTTTTGCTCATCTGGAGTATGAGATCTCTGAGTAAACTTTCCCGTTTGTTTATTTAAAACCCCCGATTTATAATTTTTATATGCAAGAACCTCTTGTTTTGGTGGTTGAGGTTTTGGTGGAGGAGGATTAAATCCAAAGAAAAATTCGTTAACTTGAGATGCGTGTTCGTAAAATTCTTGAAATGTCTTCATTTTAAAAAGAAAGGGGAAGTTCTGCAGCACTACCCCCTATTTATTAAACGTCTACCATGGTCAGTCGGTTAGCATAATCATAGGCAAATGAAGTGCGAGCACCATGATGCCCCCAACCAATCCAACTATACGCATATCCCATGTAACGATTGATAGATTTACCAGGAACTTTCATTTTATCTTCAATCTGTTTCCATTGGATTTCATTTGTTAGATAACGTAATTGCGTATCAAGTGATGATGGCGACCCACCATACTTTCTAGCAAAATCACCCAATCCATAATAACGATTGGCAGATGTCCATTGAATCAGTCCGTAACCGCCGTAGCAGTTACCCCAACTGGTTCTACTACCACCTTCACAAATATTAGGCACAAATGTTGATTCTTGCCTAATATTTCCCAAAATAGTAGCAAGGGCGTTTCTGTCTTTAATACCACGATCCTGGAAAAATGCCAGGGTAGCATTCTCATTTTCATTACACCCTTTACAAATTAGCCTTTTCTCTTTTGGATTTTCAGGAGCAACCTCGCGGATCGCTGTCTTGTCTTTTACAAGATCAATCTCATTTTTAAGAGAGATAGGTTTTGTTTCCATTAATGGAGGCGGTGCTTCCACTGGGGGAGGAGGACCTTGCATCTTGTAGTTGGCAAATGGCAGTGTTGCCGTTTGTGTTGCAACCGTCGCCAAAAGAGGCACGGCCACAGTTGTAAGGTTAAAAAGCATTAAGGTTAATTGAACTCTACATCCGTATAGAGAAAGCGCACTTCCCCTTTCTCAAGGGGCATTCTCCACGGCTCTAATTGTCACATCAAGGACTAATTACAAAAAAACCCACCAAATTTGATGGGTTCGGTTCATGATAAGTTATTATTTAGGATTTGTCAAGTTTTTTCACTTCACAAGTGGTAACTTAAATAAGTAAGAATGATCTGACCCAAAATCTCTTAAAAGTTTTCCAGCTCTCATATTTGCATCATTTTCAGTTTTACTTCCCGCATGTCCAGTACCATTGATATTACGTTCATGATGTGAATAATGAATCAATTCATGCGCTAAAGTACGCAAAATATCCATTGGATGCCTATCTAAAATTTCAACAAATATTTTATCTTTTCCCCTTATAATTCCAAACGCAGCATATTTTTGAGAAAATTTAGAATCTGAAACAAAATTAATATTTGGTATTTTTTTTAATTTTAAATTTCTTTTTGCAAAAGATAAAAAAACTTTTACAATTTTAAAAAATTGTTCATGAGAAACTTTATTCCCTCTTCTATCAAAAAAATTTGGATGACCTTTGTTCAAATCTTCACCATACATAGATTTATAAGCCTCAGCAAGATATGATAAATCTAATCTATCCATTCTACTCTATGGTGGATTTAATATTATTTAGACTTTACTAAATAGTTGCATAGTCTATCTTAATAGAACGATGAAAAGATTAGCTTTTATCTTTTCGTTATTCTTAGTTACTCCTGTTAGTGCTGCTGAAATTACATCTAAAATTGTTGATTCTGTACAATTAGGCGTTCAGGGTGCTGCGGTTCAATCAGAAAGAATAGGTGCTTCCTACTCTGTAGGAGGTACAAATATTAACGTTACAACTCTTGGTGGAGTTGGCAGTGCAGGTTCTTATAATATTAACACAAATGGTGCGGCATTTAGTTTCTCTGAAGCATCAATCACTGCAGATACTGTTGTCACCAATCAGTCGGCAGCTTCTGGAACAATTGCTTCTCCCAACCTTTATGGCAACTCTACTACTCAGTTAGGTGGAGATAAAGGTTCTCTTTCAGGTACACTTTCACCAACAGGTGTTCCTACAATTACTGCTGGTGGTCCTGGAAGCACAGGAACAGCACAAAGAACCGTTGAGTTAAGCGTATTCAAGTGAGACACATAACTCCCGTTTTGCTCATAGCAGCGGGATTTATATCTCCCTGCTATGCTGGTCCTGTCACTCCCAATTTTACGAGTGGCACAATTACTTCTGAGACAAAGACACGCACTGAAGTGGTTGAAACTATTAAACAAATAGAATATTCTACTGGGACATCTTACACTGTCACTGGTACTAATATCAACATACCTGACCGGCCAGGACCAGGAGCGAATTACACTATTCAGACTCAAGGTGCTCCGTTCCAGTTTAGTGAGACTTATCTGACTCCTGGAATCGCCAAAGAAACATGGATAGATCGCAAAACTACCGAAGATTCGGTAACAAACTCAATATCTGTCTTTACACAATAGCGGGAATATTATTATTAACACTCGCAGGTTCCACAAGAAGTAAAGCACAACAAGCTCCATCCAATACCAATATTGCTGGGCCCTCAGCATCTGCAACTGGTAGCGTAACCAATCAAGCGGTTCAGGTACTTCAGGGTCCATTTGCTGTAAATACTTATGGTGGAGGAGTTTCTTGTCAAGGATCAACATTGAATCTTCAAACATTTGGATATAACAGTTTATCAAATAATAGTGATCCAACTTCATATCAACAAAATTCAATTAATACTGGAGTTTCACTGGGTTTTTCAGTACCTTTGGATGGTTCATTACAAGAACTGTGCAAAGCAAGAGTTCGTACAGAAATTTCAAGACAGCAGGCAGAAGCAGACAAAGCACGTCTTGATTTTGAATTAGTCAGATTACTTAAATGCGGTGAGGCAAAGAAATCAGGAATTGATTTTCATCCCAATAGTCCCTATTCAAAAATATGTGCAGATATAATAGTGCAACCACCAAAAATTGTTACAATTGATCCAGTAGGTTCAATAAATAATAAGTTACCGTTGGGACAAAATAATGTCCAAATCAAAGAACAAAGGCTCAAACAATCAAGCCAAGAAACCAAAACAAAATCAAGGTAATGCAACTGCTAAAAAAGCAAAAAATGGTGGCAAGAAAAAATGAGGTATTATGCCAAGAGAATGGAATACACCTATTCGGGAACCTTGGAATCCTGTAATTAAAAAATGTCTTGATGCTGTTGATGAACACATCAGACAATATATTAAAACAGAAGATGAGTGGCATTTATCGCAAGCAAAAATATTAAGAAAATATGTAAAAGATTTAAAAGTTTGGATCCATAAGCAAGAGGGAAGAGAATGAAAAATGCGATTATCCTTTCACTTTGTTTTTTACCATTAGCAATTATCTATATAATAATGAAATTATCTCTGTGGATGTCCTCTACGGTTTCGGAAATTTCTTATGTAAAAAAAGATGCAAAACGAGAACACGGACCCTACGTGGAAAATGCATATGCAGATATTGATGAAGAGGAAGAGAAAGATTGAAATTGCTGAAATTATTGATGAAGCAATTTGGAAATGGTATTTTGAGAATGGAAAAGAAGTTCCTAACTGGAAGATGCAAAAAGATCCACAATGGTGGATTGATTATTTAAAGGAACTTGAAAATGAGTGAATTTCCTTGGGGTGTTTTTATAATTTTATCATGTGGACTTGCATTCACGGGATATTGCATTTACTACATATTAAGATTAGCACATTTGGAGATAAACGATGAAAAGAAAAAATAACAAAGAAGAAATAGTATTTGAGGGAACTTTAGATTCTATTCGTCGCGGAGATAAAGATGTTAAAGAAGTATCAACAGGATTTGAATGTGGCATTCAATGTCATGGATTTTCTGATTGGCAGGTAGGAGACAGAATTGAAATATATAAAACAGTTCCAAAGAAAAGAACTTTGAAAAAATGAAGAACCTAGCAATCATTCTGTCAGCAACGAGTCTGGCAATTAGTGGAGCACTTTGTTATAGTGCTTATATAACTTATCAAAAAGCACAGAAGATTCTGAATAATCCAGAAGAGTTTGTTGGTGCTGTTGTAGAGAAGCAGATTAACAAAGCATTTGAAAAACTACCTATTCCTAAACTAAATACAGAGAAGTTTAAACTATTCTAAAATGGCTGATAGAGATCCTTACATTTATAGAATACGCGAAATTCATAAAGTAGTTGATGGAGATACAATTGATGCTGACATTGATTTGGGTTTTGATATTTCTCTCACTAAGCGAATTCGTCTTGCTGGGGTTGATACTCCTGAGTCACGTACTGCAGATGCGAATGAAAAGAAATATGGACTCGAATCAAAAGAATGGTTAAAGCATCGCTGTGAAGGTGCTAAAAACATTCTGATCAAAACTGAACTTCCAGATTCCACAGAAAAGTACGGAAGAATCATCGGGCATTTGTTTATCAATGATGAACCAACTTCATTGAATAATCAGATGATTGTTGAAGGTTATGCCTGGTCTTATGATGGTGGAACGAAGAAAAAAAATTTTGCTGAACTAGATGCAAAGCGTAAGAAGTAATTATTTTGAGTGAAACTTCTTATACTGTTCTTTCTTTTCTTTCTTCTGTTCTTTCTTGAGTAACTTATTGACTTTCTTGAGAGACTGACTTTTTTCAAACGCAAAATAAACCTGGAGTTCATATGGGGTAAGATCTTTGCTTAAGAGTTTTTTGCCCCTTACAAATAGTTGTTCAACTATTGGTTTCATTTTTTTTACCATCCATTCCACCAAAGATTTGCCAACAAGAGCCGCAGCAACGGAAGCAGTAGCAGTAGTCCCAGCAAGTATAACCTGTTCTTTAGGAGGAACTGGGACTTGTCCGATGAGTGGTACTTCAATGACTGGCACCCCCAAATTTATATTTGTGGCAGATTGATCGGAAATATTCCGATTATTTTGGGTATTTTGAACAGGAACTTGAACCTGTGGTAATACTGGTTTACTATCAGGAAGTGCTCTAGATTTTTCTTCCTGTTCTTGTTCTTTCTTTTTTTGTTCCGCTTTTACGGCAGCATTAAACTCTTCCTGTGTCGGTACATCAACCACAGGATAATTTAATGAAGGATTTGGCATCTCAATAACTGGAAGTGCCAAACCCCGTATTAAGGGTTTTTCAGGTAACTGATTAGACCCTTCCGACAGGTACGGAATTATCGGTGGAGGCATCTCCCGAACCACAGGTTGGGCAACCTTCGGTTGATTCAGCAGCGGTAACTGATGTTGTTGCAACTGCTGAAAACTCTGGTTCTGGAGTTGGTTCAACTGCTGTGATTGCAGGTTCGGGATCTCGTTTGGCATCTTCTTGTTTGTCGTTCTTCAATGTATTAATACCAAAAGTTGCGGCAGAAGCAGTAAATACCGTCGCAATAAAGGTTGGATCCATTTTTGCAAGAAGTCCTGCATAACTAGCGGTCAAAAGTGCAGCAGACCAACTCAGAATTGCAACACGAATTAACTGTCCCATAGCCCTATCTCTTTTACTTGATGAATCAGCCATTGTATTTAAAAATAATGGTGGACTCACTTAAGAATGATTATACCTTGAGTATTTAGGAATTAGAACCTAAACTTAACCTTTGCAGCAACAGAATTGTTAGTCACTCCGTTGTTTACACCATGAGATCCTTCAACAAATAATACCTCTTTATAATCTACAGAAGCACTTACACCATAAGAACTATCAGTTCCATAAGCACCCTCTACACTAACCCCAAAGAGGTTATTTTTCTTACCACCAAAACGAGTTTCTAACTTAACTCCTGCCTCACCAATATGTGTAGTTTGGTTATGAGATTCAACTGCTCTTGCAGATTGAATAGAACCAGTTTCATTGTAAGCATTTCTTCTTACATTCTGAACAGTATATCCAAAGAATGGATGCAACCATTTGGTAACATGCATATAAAGACGATTGCTTATCCACCATTCATTTCCAATGGTTTCACCAGCATTATTAAAGACACCTTCCACATTTCTGTTGTACTTATAATTGCTGTTTGCAATCGCAGCATTTGTATTCAGAGTAAGTGTATTACCTCTGAGTTCACTGAATACACCAAAGTGGTCTTTAGTCTGTTGTGTCCTTGAGTCAACACCATTGAGGTTTATGTTAACTCTATTATACTGGGCACCAAGAGTCCATCCTTTGGTTACATCAAATTCAAATCCACCACCAAAGATTTTAGAATCTGCAGTATAACCATCAGCATTATATGACTGAACAAATCTATTGTTCTCAAATACTCTCAATCTTTGACCACCCGCTGTTGGTTCATGATTGAGAAGATCATTAATACCATTGTTAATTCCATCAAGAACTTCTAGTTGATCTACACGGCCAAAGAGAGAATCATAAGTATGTAAAATTGCAATATCATTCCAAAGTTCATATGTAGTAACAGGAGTTCCATTGGATACTGTTTCAGTTCCATCAGAATGAGAAGTAGTTGTAACTGGAGTAGTCACAATAGTTCTTACCATAGGAGTTGTTGTTGTTTTTGTATGATGTCTTGCAATTTTCTGAATACCTTTGTCTTCAGAAGCACCATGTTCAGTAAGTGTTACATTTAAAACTGGAAGAAATGCAGATTGAACTGACGAAGATGATGCAGAAGGTCTTGTAATTGCTGTTGCATCAAGAGCAGTTGCAATTACAGAAGAACTTGTACTTCCATTTGAAGAAGAACTTGAAGATGTGGAAGTTCCTTCTACAACTGTAGTTGAACCATCTGCATGGTAAATGGTTGTAACTGGTGTAGATGCAATTGTTGTAGTTGTAACTGGTGTAGTATCAAGAATTGTATCAGTATAAGTTCTAGTTCTTGGATTTCCAGATGCATCAGTATCAGTTACAGTTCTGGTAGATGTTCTTGTTCCAGTTGTAGAAGAATTAGAACTTGAAGAAGTTGTAACTGTTCGTGTAACAGCGGTTGCATCAAGAGCAGTTCCAGTTACAACAGAAGTTCCTGTTCCATCAACAGAATAAGTTGTAGTTACAGGAGTTCCACTTGAAGATGTAGTAGAACTATCCGAGTAAGTTGTTGTGGTAACAGGAGTTGTAACAGTGGTTGTTGTAGTAACTGGAATGGTTGTTACAACTGTATCAGTATAAGTTCTTACAACTGGATTTCCATCAGCATCTGTTGAAGAAACTGTTCTTGTTACATAAGAAGTTTCAGTTCTGGTCGATGATGAAGATGAAGTTGATACCGAGTCTGATGTGGAAGTACCAGTAACTGTTGGTGTTGATGGTGTCGAAGGTGTTGGTGTTGTTGATGGAGGTGCAGTAGGAGAACTTGCAGAACCCACATCAGTAACAGTATATGCCCCAGGAGTTCCCCCACCAGCTCCAGCAGCAACAGCATTTGAACCCGCAGCAAATGCAGAAGGTCCAAAAATGTAAGCATACTGTGCAGTTACAATATCACCAGTGTTTAATCCATCAAATTTAAATGCAATGCCAATTGTATAATCACCATTGCCATCATTGACTCCATCATAATAGTTTACTGGATCTTGCGTCCATCCTCTACTGATACCAGCACCAGAACCTGATGTAGCTGCAGTATAAAGTCCTAGTGCATATTTGGATGCAAGTGCTTCAGAGAATACAACGTTTTTCGTTGAAATTGAACCATAACCAAGAGCATTTAATGTGGATGAAGAATCTCCTGCTGCTGCTCGCGCATCGGGATCAGTATAACGCCCAAAATAAAGAGTAGGAATATTTTGGAGTGCTTCAATTTTAGTAATAATATCTACATACTGCCATGAATTATTGAAGCGAACATCATGTTCAATATTAAATTCTGTTTTTGAACCTCTCCAAACTACACGCTTATCGTATGTCGATCCATTATAAGAAATTCCACTGTAATTGTAGAGAGAACCTGGAATTTGAGGAGAGGACCACTGTGCATTGTTATTATAATAGTAGAACAACTGAGTTGTTCCATTCATTCCTTTAATTGAAAATCCTTCGAAAGGAGATCCAGGTGTCAAATAATCATATGCATTATTAAATGTAGAGGTGCACGTTGAGTCGTATTGAATACCTGGAGGAGTATTACCATTGGATCCCAATGTTCCAATGAGATTCGTACCAATTTTAACACAATTACCTTGAAGTGTAATTGGTGAAGTAGCTGCAGAAGGATTCGCCAATGCAGGCGCCCCCATAAGGAGTACAGACGCTGCAGCCAGCGCCTTTTTAGCGTAAGACATAGAAATACGGTAACTTAGTGTGTACTTAACAAAACTAAGATGTTTAATTAAGAAGTTCACCAAGTTACCGTAGTAACTCGGGTATATAGATTCAGACCATTTAAGATCAGTGAATCATTTTATTGTTTTTTCCTTTCGTAATAGGAACACCAACCGTCAGGAGAAATATATCCTTTAACAGCCGAACATCCATGAGGAGATCTCCACATGGTGCATGACGAACACTTTTCTTTTCCCCTCGGTTCCCCTTGATATTTAGCAGTAGTTTTCGCTACTTTTTTCTCTTCATCAAGAAAATCATTTAGAGTCTTCATTTTTATTTTTTTGAAGAGATTTTGCCACACTCATGGCAGCACGAACTGGACGTTCAAATGCTTGACGAACTGCAGGAGTAGGACCAGTTTTAACCATTTTTGGAGTAAATGCTTTGTGTGGTCTCCATCCCTTAATTCCTTGAGCACCAGATTTAAATGCTTTATCAGTTCGTGTCAGTTGTTTTTTATCATCATCCATGAGTTCCTTCCATGATGCTTTATTTTCATTTGGAACTCTTTCATTTCTTCCTTTATTCCACCAACTAACTGCTTTTTGAGCAATATTTGCCTCAGAAATAAATTCCTGAAAGGTTTTCATTTAATAACCTCACAGCAACGTGCATAGTATTTCTTACGATCATCAAGACCATTATAACCACCGTTCACTCTTTTGGTAACTTGTTCCACTGATGGATTTGAATCACACAGTGCATTCATATTATTATTGTGCCACCAGAAACCTGCAGAAGTCATTGGATATTTTTTAGCAACATAAGAAACACCCTGCATCACATTAGGGTCTTTAATATAGTTTGCAAATGCTTGATAGTTTGCACGACCAGTCATCTGAATGTATCCAGCACCCTTAAATCTCTTGCCGTCTCCAGATTGAGTATTGCCAAGATCTGAACGACCTTCGTAGTCAGCACCAGAGGCAAGTTCTTCCTTATATCTTCCACCACCAGACTCATGTGAGATTTGTGATAAGAAATGACGAATACGAACTGGAGTATTAATCTTAAAGAAACTAAGACCGTGATTCATTTCATCAACTTCATCATCACCAATCAGATTTTCACCACAGTTCCAGATGTATGCAAGTTGTTTTTTAGTTACAAGAACAGGACCGCCACCACCTGCAGCTGCAGGAGCAGCGGATGCTACTTTTTTCTGTAAATCTCCGCCCACTCAGAATTATCTTCGAGATATTCTTTAGGAAGATTATCCTCTAACCATTGAACTGCTTTCACATGATTTGCATTCTTATCATCATAATACTTAAAAAAGTTGTGTAAATCTACTTTTGCCATTGTTAGTTCCTCCTGTGTTATCAATCAAAAATACGACCCCAACCGTCATTGCCACCTGGGCACCAACGATACTTGAGCATTGCTTTGGTATAAATGGTCTTCTTACCATTTGTTACTGGACCAGTATAGTTGTCATTGCAAGAACCATATGGATCATTGCAGTAATAACCTTTACCGTCTGGAGTCTTACCAATCACTACAACCATGTGCCCGCCAGTAGGTGCAGATAAAGGACCACGGTGCAAGATACCAATAACAACTGGTTTCCCAGCATCAAGACTTTTATCAATATCAGAAAAAGAAAGATTGTAACTAAAGTGTGACTTAACACCATAACCTGCCAGAACTTTTGTCTGAACTGAGTGATCAGTGGTGTCTCCGATTGCAAATACTTTCTTAATGTATTCATCATCACCTTTAATCGAACCAGGCTTGAGGAAAGCAAGACACATAGCACATGAAGAACTGTTGCAAGTTCTATGTGCATCTCTGTAGTTGTCTACTTGATTGAAATAAGGAACATTCAGAATTGCTGGCGCTGGTGGTTTTGTTCTGAAGATATTAACCCAGTCCGTTTCAGAATCATCCATGAACCTTTCGGGTAGATGATCTTCTAACCACTGAACTGCTGCTACATGATTTTCAT